TTAAAGGATTGACCCTCACTAGTTGACCATGGTGTGAAGGGTGTGAAATGTCCTTTACGCCCTTTTAAGTTTCTAGTGACTAGAATTGTTACTGTTGGTGCGCCTGTTTCTTCTTTGATGATTTGATGCGCTTTTTCTAATGCCATTGTCAAGGTGGAAAGATTTTCCACCTTCACAATTTGGTTAACTTTCTTTGCTTGTTTCATTTTTTTCTCCTGTCGTGTCTTAAGTCAATCTGACTTAATAAACGGAGGGTAATTCATACGATTATCAGTTGTCAACTACATTTGGCACATTTCTTTGATTATAACGAAAACTTAATAATTGCCCCTGTGCCTGTGCTTATCTCACATAATGAGATGCCATTAAAGCAAAGTAAAGCGGGGGGGGAAGGCGGATTATATGACCGCTTAATTCTAGTAAGAGCACGCAACTCTTCCAGCATTGCATCACAATCCTCTTTGCTTTGCTCTGCCTTGCTCTGCCTTGTTGCAAATAGATGTGCGAGGTGCATGGTCTGCACCCCAGGGTTATTAAATGCGCTGCGTGTATGTGTATGTGTATCCACTTACATAACTTTGCTAGTCCTCGCCCCCCTCATTGTGGCTCTGACCTGCGCTTTTGTACATATTTGTACTGATTTACTATAGTGTGGCGTAAATCACATGGACAGAAGTGTCCGCTAAGGACCTTCTGGACACCTATAGTATAAGTGAGAGGCGAAATTGTCGGAGCCTCCGCAAGTTAACTACGACCCCCAAGGGTCGTCACCTAGTATTAGCCCTAACCTACGGGCTTCGTTTGAACTTCGCCCTTCGGTTATATCTTTAGCCCAAGGCTCCCTACAGTCCGCCTTGGAGAACCTATGGAAAGAAAACGCATAACCTCCGCCTCGCATAAAAGCGATGCCATAAAAAGGCAAATTATAGATTTCCTTATGCAGGGCTACTCAGTGCAGAAGGCTATGGATGCAGTAGGTCGCTCAGTTAAGACCTATGAGTACTACCGAAAGGTAGACTCTGAATTTTCTATTGCTGTAGACAAAGTTCGCTCTATGACAGCAAGAGGTGAGATAGGCAATGCAAGAGGGGAAGTACCACCCTTCCCCCAGTTCTCCGAACAATACCTAAAAACCAGAGTTTTTAAACATCAGCAACATTGGATAGATTTATTAGAAGATAGACAGCCTACGGATGTCCATAATTCTATAACCTACGAAAAAGGTGCACAGGATTTACTTATAGTAAACACCCCACCTGAGCACGCCAAGTCAACAACCATTACGGTCAACTATGCCGTATACCGAATTTGCCAGAATCCCAATATCAGAATAATGATTGTGTCTAAGACACAGGCTATGGCGCAAAAGTTCCTGCTCTCCATCAAGAACAGATTAACACATCCTAAATATCAGGACTTACAATTAACCTTTGGACCTCCAGGGGGCTTTGAAAAAAATTCTGATTCATGGAAGCAGGACTTAATTTACCTATCCTCAGAGGCTCGTGACTCTGGCGAGAAAGACCCCACCGTACAGGCTATAGGTGTAAGGGGTCATATCTACGGTGCTCGTGCTGATTTAATTATCATGGATGACTGTGTGGACAATACCAACGCCCATGAATTTGAAAAGCAAATTGACTGGGTTCAGTCTGAGGTTATGTCCCGTATTGATGATAACAACGGCAAACTTTTAATTATAGGCACTCGCCTACGACCAAGAGATTTATACTCTGAACTACGCGACCCCATGCGCTACCCAGATGAGTCCTCACCTTGGACTTACTTCGCACAACCTGCCGTATTAGAATTTAATGAGGACCCTGATAAGTGGGTAACCCTATGGGGAAAAACTAATCTACCACCCAACTCTGGTATGGGTAAACCTGATGCAGATGGTTTATACCGCAAGTGGGATGGGCAAGCGCTACATAAACGCAGGGCAAGATTATCTCCTAACTTATGGGCAATGGTCTACCAACAACAACAGGTGCATGAAGATTCAGCATTTCCATCTGAGGCTATTAAGGGAGTTATCAACGGCGCTCGTAATATTGGGCGTATACCTAAAGGCAAGTCTGGTGTAAGACCTAACGGTATGGATGGACTTATTACCATTGCTGGACTTGACCCAGCAGGCTCTGGCAACACCGCAGCCATCTGTATAGGTTTAGATATATCTACCCAGAAGCGTTACCTAATAGATGTATCAAATGTGGCTGGCATGAAGCCAGATGAAATTAGAGAATTAATTAAAAACTGGACTGACGATTATCAGATTTCTGAGTGGCGAGTTGAGAAAAATGCTTTCCAAACGATGTTGACTCAGGACCGTGAGGTACGAGAATACCTTTCGTCACGAGGTGCAACATTGCGAGAACACCATACAGGTCAAAACAAATGGGATACGAACTTCGGGGTTGCATCTCTGACGACACTATTCCATGGTTGGCAAGAAGGAAATGCTCTTATTGAATTTCCATCAAGCCATGCCTCTGAAGGTCTTAAAGCACTTATAGAACAATTAGTAACTTGGTACCCAGATGCACCAAAAAGTCAAAAGACAGACACAGTTATGGCGTTCTGGTTTGCAGAACTTGGATGTCGTGACAGAGTAGCAAATGCAAATTCCTTTGCCCGTACTCATAATAGTATCAATATGTTTCATACCCGTTATGACCGCTCACGACAGATGACTGTCCAACTAGACGACATATACTCATAGAACAGGATTAGTGTGGCACTTTCTTTAGATGATATTAAAACAAATTATGACCGCTACAAGCAGGTTTTCTCTGAAAGAGATACCCGTATGGAGCAGGTTCTACTTGTTCGTAAGGGCAGGATGCGGGATGTATTCCCAGATTTATTTCCTGATGGTCCCTTTGAGAACCCTATTGTTGCAAATATGGTTGACATTGCAGCCCGTGATTTGTCTGAAGTTATTGCACCTCTTCCTGCCTTTAACTGCAATTCACCCACTATGGTTTCCGAAAAAGAACGCAAGAAGGCTGATAAGCGTGAGGAAATTGTAAACGGAATTATAGATTTTTCCGATATACAAACCCAGATGTTTACTGCTGCTGACCGTTATGTGTCATACGGATTTGTTCCAGCACAGATTGAAATTGACTTAGATAACAATATGCCAAGAATCCGTTTCTTAGATTCAGTAGGTTGCTATCCAATCGTTGACCGCTTTGGCAAAGTTCATGGCATGTATCAAAGAATTAAGAAATCACTAGCAGAGTTAATGGCTGCATACCCAGAGTATGCCCACTTGTTATATGACAAAGACTCTACCAATACAATGCTAGAGATTATTCGCTACCATGATAAAGACCAAGATATATTATTTGTTCCACAGCGCAATAACCTAGTTATTGACAGAGCACCAAATCCTATTGGTGAAGTAATGATTCGTATTATTCAACGACCATCCCTTGACTCTGAGTCCCGTGGACAATTTGACGATGTACTTGCAATTCAAGTTGCTAAGGCTCGTTATGCACTTCTTTCACTTGAGGCTGCTACTAAAGCAGTTCAAGCCCCCCTTGTCGCCCCACGAGATGTAAGTGAGATTGCCCTTGGACCAGATTCCGTTATTAGAACTGACCGCCCTTCAGATGTTCGCCGACTCTCTATTGACATACCACCAGGTGCTTTCGCTCAACAACAGGTACTTGAAGGAGAACTTCGTTTAGGTTCTCGTTATCCTGAGTCACGCACAGGAAACATTGATGCCTCTATTGTTACAGGTCGTGGTGTGCAGGCTCTTATGGGTGGCTTTGATACCCAGATTAAAACTGCTCATGCAATGTTTGCCCGTGCCTTTGTAGAACTTATTGGTTTAGCACTTAAGGTAGATGAAACAGTTTTTGGTGACACAGAAAAATCTTTGCGTGGTGTACGCAATGGAGTTCCATACGCAATTAAATATAAGCCATCTCGTGATATAGATGGTGATTACACTGTAGATGTCCAGTACGGACTCATGGCAGGTCTTGACCCTAACCGTGCATTAGTATTTGGTTTACAGGCTCGCGGAGATAAATTAATATCTCGTGACTTCCTGCGCCGTCAAATGCCGTTCTCTTTCAATGCAACACAAGAAGAAGAAAAGGTTGACACCGAAGATTTACGCGATGCAATGAAGCAGGCTATTGCATCCTATGCACAAGCAATCCCAGCACTTGCATCACAAGGACAAGACCCATCAGATATTTTGTACAAACTTTCTACCGTTATTAATGAACGCCAAAAGGGTACACCTATTGAACAGGCGGTATCTGAGGCGTTTCAGCCACAGAATCCCCCACCTGGAGCAATGATGACCCCTGATGGCGTAAGTCCCGAAATGCTTGGGCAAGCAGGTGCGGTCCCTCCAGGTGAGGGGCAACTTCCTCAAGGTTTAAGTGCTACAGGTCGTATGCAAGGTGTTGCTGCTGGACAAATAACCCCAGGCGGTAGACCAGATGTTCAGTCGCTTTTAGCAAGTTTAACTCAGAGAGGTGAACCTAATCTTCAGGCTTCCCTCGTTAGACGACTACCAGTTGCATAAGGAGGTGAATAAATGAAGAAGTCCTTATCAGGAGGAAAGAAGCCTAAGAACCAAGGTTCAGCAGGCAAGGCTCCAACCCAGAAACCAATGTTGGCTAAGAAAGCATCATCAAAGGGTGGCAAAGTATATTTCTCAAGCAATCCAAGCGGAACTCGCGGTTCACGCAGTAAGTAATTAATAAACCTGAGTAAGTTTGAAAACTGCTCATAATATTCTAAACGCTCAAATGGCGGAAGGTAATAATGGCAAAGGCTAAAAACGAAAATTTTAAGGTGTCCGCAACAGGCGGTGCTGGAACTGATGGACAACCTGCAAGTTATGCAGCAGGTATTGATGGCGCACAAGATTTTTATGATTTACAAACTCAAGCAAAAATGTCAGGACAAAATACTGCTCTTAATTTAAAAGCATCTAATCAAACATTTGAACCTAAAATTGATACAAGTGGAATAGTCCCACTTAATGCCCCTACTCAATATCCAGAAGAAGGTGTTGATACTGGAGGAATACTTGGACCAAATGCTGGTGAAGAAGTTATGGCAGCACCCGCTATGCTTCGTGCACAAAATAGTCAAGACATTGCACAGTTAGCAGCAAGTCTACCTTTTTACGCAAAGATTGCAGAAAGTCCAAACGCATCAAATTCTTTTCGTAATTGGTACCGTTATATCCGTAGCCAAGTTGAAGGTATCGGATGAGTTGGGTTAAAAACCTTGGCAGTATGGCAAAGACGGTTGTTGACTTTACAGGAGTACCAGGTTTAATTAAAGATTTATCAACCTCTGGTAGCAACGATGACCCTTGGTATGTTGATGGTGTTAACTTTGTAAAGAACACAGTTAAAGTAGCAACAACCCCAGTTCGTGCTGCGGTTACTGGTCTATTTGCTGCTGGTGAGGCTTCATACGAACTTGGTGGGAAAGTACGCCGTGAAGGTGTTGAAGCAATCCTTGACCAGCCTTTCATGTATAACAAATTTAAAGCACCAGGTGAATCTTATTCGGATTACACATTGCGTGTAGAAAACGAAAAAGAAAATATTTCCCCGTTTCAAGCAGCACTTTCAGTGCTCTCTCCAGGTCGCACCTCTGGGGATAGAAGCGGTTGGTTCCAAGAGTGGACCGACAATAACCTTAAGTTTATGTCTACAGGTTTTGATGTCTTTAACCAAGAAGATAGAGATACAGCCTTTCGTGACCAATACACAGGAAAATTTCTTTCTGGTATCGGAGATTTTACTACCTCGGTAATTGTTGACCCATTAACCTTTGCAGGCTTTTTAGGTAAGGGTGCAGTTATTATTGCCAAGGCTCCAATGCTTGACCAAATTCAAGGCAAAACAGCCCGTGCTGTATTTGGAAAATTTGCCATGACTGAGGAACGATTAGATAATATTCTTATTGAAGCACTTGATGGTAAGGGTGGAGCACTTACTGACATTGACTTTCTTGTTGGTAGTAACGCTAGTGAGCAATATAAATACTGGCGCAAAAAGAAAGTTACAAACCCTGATGCAATGGCATATTTGTTTGGTCGCGCTGCTAGTAGAGAAGAAGTTGTAGATACTTTCCGTGCTGTTATGTATCGTGACCCAAAATCTATTTCAACGATTGCTTCAAAAGACGAAGAAGCAGCCCTTATTTTAGATGCTTCAAATCCAATTTCTCATCCTCAGCGGCAATTTCTTGAAGGTAAAACAGATGGTGATTTAATCACATCACAAGAATACAATCGCGCTACTGGTTCATATATTACAAAGTTAACTGATGAAGCAAGTGAATCATACGACCAGCGTTTTGCAACTGCATTAGCAGATACTCGCACTGGTGGTCAATTAAAATATGGATTTAGTCGCGGACCTTGGGAAGGCAAACTTGCCCAAAAATCAAAGAAAGATGCCCAGGCTGTATTTGCAGAAGCAGATAGCGTAATTTTTCAAAAAACTAGCCTTCACCCAATAATTAAAGTTGTTAATTACTTTACCAAAGAATTACCAAGTGGTGTATTTAATGTAAACGATGGCGATTCTTATATTGAGTTTAATGCTTTTTTGCGTGAGGCTAATGAATTATCTAAAGGTCGTTTTGGTGCCCAAGCAGCATATTTTGCTGAAAGATACTTAAGTGATATTTCTACTGGTGAAAGAAATGCCACTATTCAACGGGCTGAAAAGGCTGCAATGGCTACATTGTTTCCTAACTATGACCAACAAACTATAGATAAGTTATACATGGTTTTTGATGCTCGTAGAGCATCTAGAATTAATCAACACCGCAACCAAGGTTTTGTTTCTTATTTAGAAAACGGTCAAGTTGTAAATGCTATTTCTCCTATTTTACAACGAGAGTCAGCCAATACTGTAATTATCGCAGATTTAAGAAAATTAAAGCGTGCGATTGATACGCATGAAAGTATATTACCAGGACTTTTAGATGGATTAAATATAGAAGATTTAACTTTAAGAACTAAAAAAGGTTTAAGTACTCTTGCTACATTTAATGACATTTTTAAAACTTCAGTTCTTATGCGTCTTGGTTATACTGTTCGTAACCTTACTGAAGCACAATTATCTATGATGGCTAAAGGTTTTGCCCTACCAGCAATGGTAGCAGCAGGTGGACCAGATGCAGTAAAACGATTTTTTACTAATCGCAAGGTTGGTTTTAATAGGTTAATTGATAATGTAAATGTTTCTGCTGGCAGAATTGATGATATTCAAACTCTTAATTATCAGTTTGCTTCAGGCACGGACAGACTTCGTTCTATAGAAATGAGTAAAAAAGAACTTGCTAAAGCAGTTGCTGACCGCATTGGAGATTTAGAAAAAGATATATTTAAATTACGCCTTACTCCAGGTGTAGGACCACTAACTGCAGAAGATGAAATTCGTACTCTTCGTGGCGTATTATCTGACTTAGAATCTGTAACTCTTTATCACGGTAGCGCAGATGCAGCATTTCAATTAAATGAAGCAAAGGTTCTTGCAACATCTGCATCCCCTGCAATCGCTAGTCGTTACTCTGAGGGTTTTACAATTCACTCAACTGAAAATTATTTAGAAACACCAACAGGTCGCCCTGGTAAAATTACTAAAGTTTCTGAAAGTATACAAGATGCTCGTAAAACTTTACAACAAGCACAAAGTAATTTAACCAAGGCTCAACAAGAATTAAATAGAGTTGGTAAAACTCAATGGGATGTAAATTTATTACAACAAACCATTGATGAACAAAAGGCTATCATCAAGCGTGCTGGCGCTCGTGAGCGTTCATCCGAACGCCGTGCTGCTACATTAGATAATGCTTCAGATAATTTACTAACAGACATGATTGCAGCAAAAAATGCTGGTAAAGAAGTTGAGATTCGTGTACCTAAAGGTTGGCGAAAAGTAGAATCACTTGATTTTACACAAATTCGTCTTGCCGAAGAAGGCGTTTTAGAAGTTACTCCAGAGTTATTTCGCCGTTCAGTATTTCGCGTTAAAGGTGAAATGAATAAACCAGTACCAGTACGAGTATATGGTGAGGCTTTATATTTAACTAAATGGTCTGATATTCCATTAGATTTGCGTGAATCTGCTTTTGGCGGAAGTATTAATAATTACAAGCAATGGACTAAGGACAAAGGTTGGAGTAATAATAACGACCCTGTTGTTAAATACATGCGTGAAAAAGGTTTTGGTCGGATAGTTGTACAAGATGATGCTCGTGCTGGTGGAGTATCTAATATTGTATTACCAGAGGCAGTTGCTAAAACTGGTCGCCAACGAGCCGTAGAACGCAGTATTACTGAAATGAAAGAGCGTAGCGCAGTTCAGGCTGCTGAAGATTTACCAATTCTTGAATCTAAAATGGATACACCTAAACAACGCCGCCTTGCTAGAACTGCTGCCCGTAAAGCAGCCCGTTTAAAAGAAACTTCAGTTTCTCCTTATTACACAAGAGAAAATGTTGATGCCATGATTAACAATGGCGTTGAAGATGCTGCTGAAAATTTAGCAAAACTTTATACAATGGAACATGCTTATCTTGATGACATTTCTAGCAGGCTAGGTGCTCGCATTGACCGTGCTGAAACTAATGCTGTTAAACAACGCACTGGTTATGGTTACAATGAAATGACAATTAATGGAGTTAAGTATACTGTTCCAAATACTTTCCAAGATGCTACATGGTTTATGGGTCGCACATCTGCTGAAGATACTTGGAACGCATTAATTGGTTCACAAGAAATGGCATTTTCAACTGGCATGGGTGCTAGAACAGTTAGTATATTAAAACCTAATGACCCTAAATATTTTGAGGGTTGGTCAAATATACTTAACTTACATTTCCGTGACCCTGAAACAGGAATAATGGACCCATTGGTTCGTAGGATTCTTGATGGTGAAACAGACCAAGATATTCTTAATTGGTTTACTCGTACAAAAGATGGTCGTCTTTATGCCAATGATACATATACAACTCCTCGCCAGGCTTATGGTTTAACAGCCATACGGGGTGGAGAGTTAGATGAAGATTTATTAGAAAAAATTAATATTACCCGTGGTGCTGTAAAATTATACATACCTGATGAGCAAACAGCATTATTTCTTAGCACTGCTACTCCAGGCAATAAACCTTTATCTGGCGCTGAATTACAAAATTATTTGCGTGAAAGATTTGGTGTTAACCCAGAAAACTTGCCAGACATTAATGGGTTACTTGTTACAAGTAGTAAAGAGTTTCGTGACCAAGAGCGTTTAATTGATACATTTAATCGCCGTGTTATGCGCTTTCTTGGTTCATTACCAGAAGATGTATTTGCCCGTCATCCATTAGCAGTATCTAATTATAATCGTCAGGTTAAAACAAACATACAGAATATTGCTGATGCTAAAGGCACAGATAAACTTACTGCAGAGGAAATTAACTCAGCCATAAGAGGCGCAAGAGAAGATTCTCGCCGTATTGTAGAACAAACTTTGTTTACTATTGTCCGCCGTAGCCGTGCATCATCAAGCCAAATAATGCAATTAATGTTTCCGTTTTTTGCAGCCTATGAAAACACAGTTAAGCGTTGGTCGGGTATTATTGCTGAAAATCCACAGGCTGTAACTACCGCTGCTCGTACTATTGCCCAAGTTGTTAATGGTCAAACTGTTGTAGACCAAGAGGGAAATCGTATTACAGATGCTAAGGACTTGGCTGGTGGTAAATACGCCAACTTGGTAGTTCAAGTTCCACAAGGATTTATTGACTCATTACCAAAAGATTGGCAAGAAATTGCTAACAACGCATTTAAGTCAGTAAATATACCACTATCATCATTAGATGTTATTACCCAAGGTCAACCTGGTAATCCAGGCTTTGGTCCTTATGCTGTATTACCAGCCTACTTAATTTTACGCGCTCGCCCAGAATTAGAAGAAGCATTTAAACCTTTGTTTCCTGCTGGTCTGCCACAGTCTGCATCTAGTTTATTTACTCCAGCAGCCTTTCGCCGTTTATCAACCATGTGGACACAAGATGCGTTATATGTTCGTACATTTAATCAAATGTTAAGGTATGAAACCTATAACTATAATGCTGGTATCAGAACAGATGAGCCTACATTAGATGAAGTTACAGATAAAACAAATAAATTTTTTCTACTTCGTGCACTTGGTTCAATATCTTTACCATTTGCAATTAGCCCAGAAATGGATTTTTACCAACAGACTTTCCGTCAATTTTTAAATCAATATGGACCTGGCGAGGCAGAGGCTAAGTTTCTTGAAATGTACCCAGATTACTTTGAGGCTACAGTAAGTCTTTCTAAATCACCTGGCAGCCTAGAGTCTAATATGGATACAGTTAGAAACTTAAAGAAATTCCGTGGGCTTATGGCAGAAGCAGAGTCTTCTGATAATCCAGAGTTAATTGGGTTTCTTGCTAATGATTTTGATGGTCAGTATACATTTAGTCAGGCAGCCTACCAATGGCAGTATCGCCAAGGTGCATATCCTGGTTCTAAAAATACTTATCGCCAAAACCGTGCTCCAGAAGAACTACTACGCGATGCAGACATTAAGCGTGGTTGGACACAATTTAATTCATTAATGGGTCAAATTAATACTTACAAAATACAAAATGGCATTGTTGCTGATAGTGACCCCCGTATGGATATTATCAATGGTGCAAAACAATTATGGGTTCGTTCTCAAGCAGAAGAAAATTTTGACTGGTACTCAGAGTACATATCTCCAGATAGAGGTAAGTATGAGCGCCGTGCTCTTGTTTTAAAGAAGGCTTTAACTGATAAAAATTGGATGGCACAAAATGGTGACCGTTCAGTAGTTAAGGCTATGAGTGTATATCTTGACCTGCGTGACCAAATGGCTTCAGTATTAAAACAGCGCGAAAGGGCAGGTGGTTCACAAACACTTAGTGCAAAAAGTAATGCTGACTTAACTTATGTTTTTGAACAAGTTAGACAACAACTTATTGCAGAAAGTCCAGAGTTTGAACAATTCCTAAATAGATATTTTATAAACGATACGGTGGTAGTTTAATGGAAAAAGATAAACCTAAAACTGAATCAGGTACTCCAGCAGGTACTGGTACTGGCACTAAAGGTGGAATTGACTTAGAAGCATTAATGAAAACTTTTGCTGGTATGGGTGGAACTGTTAATGCAGGTCCAACTACTCAAGATGCTGAAGCAGCAGTTCAAAGTATTTACAGTCAAATGCTTGGTCGTAATGCTGCTGGCGCAGAGCGTAGCAGGGCTATTAGTAAATACTTGAGTCAATCAACAGATACAGATGCTGCTGGTCGCCAACAGGCTGTAATCTCTTTTGTTCAAGAATTACCTGAATATCGTAACCGCCAAGAAAATTCTTATTTAGATGCTATCTATAATGAAATATCTAAAAATGTTCAAAGGACACAACGATAATGGCAGTTAAACCAGATAATACTTTACCTCTTGATGAACAACTACGCCAATTATACATAAGTTTAGAAAACCAAAGAAAAGCATTAACTAGACTTAAAAGAAATACAACAGCATACAATAATGCACTAAAAGTTTTTAATACTACTCAAAGTAATATTACAGAACTTAATGCTAAAGTTAACGCAGGGCTTAAAACTAAAAAGACATCAAAAGAAAAAAATAAACTTGATGCGCTTAATGATGCTTTAACTCGTGCACAAGAGTATGGTACTGCAGAGCAAGTTGAAAAAGCACAAAATGATTTAGATAAATTTTTAGGTGTAGAAACTACAACATCAACAGGCACCACAGAACTTCGTTATGGTCCAGGTGGAGAAAGTTTAAGACCTGGTTCTGCTGAGTATATTGCAGCAGCAGGTTCAACTACCAAACCAATAGTTACCTCAACTAAGACACCTGCCTCAACTACAAAACCTATTTCAACACCAACTGATGATGCAACAACAGATGCAAAACAATTATGGGTTTCATACCTTCGTACAGTATTTAGCACCCTTGAGGATAAAACACAACAAGCAGAAATTAATAGAATATTTGATACCGCTGTTAAACAAAAATGGACTGAACAAACCTTTATGGAAAACCTTAAGGGTACTTCATGGTGGCAAAATACTTCTCCTAGCCTTATTCAATTTTTCTTAGAAAGCAATGACCCCCGCAATAGAGCCACATTTGCTGAAACTGTTGCAAATAAAGTAGATTCTATTGCTGCTAAATTAGAAAAACTTGGCATAGCACCTAGAACTGTTGACCCAATAACTGGCAAAGTAATTGATAATGCACAATACTTTAAAGGTATTGCTTTACAGGCTTATGAAAATAACTGGACTGACTCACAACTAGATAATTACTTATCAACTAAAAGTGATTTGATTTTTACTGGTGGTGGTGTTCTCGGTTCTTCTTTAAATCAGATTAACCAAACTGCATACTTATATGGAATTAATTTAGATAGCACTATGAAAAATACCATTAACACATCTTTGCTTGACCCTATGGATGGTAGAGATGCTCAGTATTGGATTAATAGTGTTAAACAAATGGCGATTGATGCCCCACAAAATAAACCATTTTATGAATCTTTAAAAGTAGGAAAAAGTCTATATGAAGTAACTTCCAATTATCGCAATCAGATGGCTGGTTTACTTGAAGTTGACCCTACCGCTATTACATGGAACGACCTGATGGGTAAAGTTATTGTTAAAGATACTGGCAATGCTCGTACATTTGCAGATTTTAACAAGGCTTTAAAGCAAGACCCAATATGGCAATACACTAAAAATGCAAAGGAAACCTATAGCAATATGGCTCTTGACCTTGGTAGAACATTTGGATATGTGGGTTAATAATGGCAACTAAAGAAGAAGTAGCGGCAGCGAAAGCAAAAGCAGCACAACAGGCGGCTTTGTTGGCATCTGCTAAAGAACAAGAAGCAGCAGCCCAAAAAGCACTTTCTGCATACGGAACTCCATCAGAAATTGATTTTGCAAAAAATATTTCTCCAAGATTTACTGCAATGCAAGATATCGCAGAAAGAGTTTTAGCAAAAGCACCAACCAGACCTGAAGTATTGAAAAATGCAGGAGTAACTTTAGACCAATTACAACAAACTTTTAATACAACGCAAGCAAGTGCTAATGAATATGCAGCAAAAGTCACTGGCATAACAGAGGCTGAACAACAATTAGCAGCAGCACAAGGACTTGTATCACAATACAGTACTCCAGTATATATTCCTAGCCCTGATATCACACTTGAAGAAATTCAAGCAATGATTGATGCTGCTCTTGCAAAGCAAAAAACAGAGTTACTTGGTGAGCAAAAAAAATTAGCAGAACAACAAAAGAAAACAGCCCTTGAAGAGTTTAAGGCTTCTTTAACTACAATGGGTCTAGCAGATTTAACAGATACTATTGATGAGTTTATTAAAAATGATTACACAGCATCTCAAATTAAATTAGAGTTACCTAAGACTACTGCTTACAAGACACGCTTCCCTGGTATGGAAGCACTTAAGACTGCTAATAGAGCAATTAATGAAGCAACCTACATTTCTAATGAGCGTGCTTACTTACAAACTTTACGGGCTTATGGATTAGATACTGCAACTCTTGGTAGTATTTCAGCCCTTGGAACATACATAGCCAATGAGGTTTCTCCTCGTGAGTTTGAAGAAAGAGTAAACCTTGCTTCTGATAGAGTTACTCAAAATCCAGATGTTCTTAATACTTTTAAATCTTATTATCCAGAGGCAGATAAAAGTAGTGTTGTTGCCTATCTTTTAAATCCTAAAGCAGGTATAGACCTTGTTAAGAAACAAGTTCGTGTAGCAGAAATTGGTGCTGCTGCTACCGCTGCTGGATTTAAACCTACAACAATTAGTGCTGCTTATGGTGAAACTCTTGTACCAGATACTGGAGATAAAACTTTTAACACAATCAGAGCCGAGTTTCAAAAAGCAAAACAATTATCTGATGCTCAACGCAGTCTTTCTCAAATTGAAGGGCAAACTTATTCAGATGTTGAAGCCATTGAAGGCGTGGTTGGTGGAGATAGTCAGAAGTTACTTGCTTCACAACAAAGGGCAGAGCGTGAAATTGCTCGGTTTAGTTCCCGTAGTGGCGTAACAGGCTCAAGTTTAGGAAGTGGCATAAATGTCTGAAGCATCAGGCAGTGAAAGTTTACACGCTGCTTTTGGCTATGACGAATATAAAGATTTTGATGAGGGATTAATTGTACCTTTTTTAACAATAGGACATTAATCTTTAATTAATAAATAGAATCCCCACCCTGATATACCAGCCCAGGGGGGCGTAAAAGTCTGGTAGCAATAGCCGCAATAGTTTCCCCGAACTGCTGCGAGGATTGCGAATACAACCAATGAAAGGGAGAAGGTAGATGGCTACCAATTACTACGCAGACGATGAGGAAGATGACGACACAACAACTGATGTTGTTGGTCAACTCCGCAAAGTTAATCGCTCACTTGAAAAACGAGCAAAAGAACTAGAACAGGAGTTGTCAGGTCTTAAGTCACAGACTCGTCAGCGTACTGTTAAGGATGTACTACAGGCTAAGGGATTAAATCCAAAGATTGCCGCACTCATACCACATGATATAGAACCCTCAGATGAGGCTCTACTCAAGTGGGTTGAAGAGTTTGGCGATGTTTTTGGAATCCAAACTTCTACGGAAGAAAAGCCTGCAGAGAAAAGTCCAGAAGTTAAGGCTCAAGCAAGAATCAATAACATAGTCGCCACTGGCTCCGCGCCAGATATTGACGAAGATGCGTTTGCAAAAATTGCAGGAGCAAAAACTCGTGAGGACTTAGACACACTCCTTGGCTTTAACTAAATCCATTAAACATCAACCACTCACTAGGAGGTGAACCATGGCATATACCGACACCTCGGCTATTAGTGGTCTAGTACAGACCGCTTATGACCGTTATGTTGAATTTGCTCTCCGCTCTCAGCCGATGATTCGTGCTGTTGCGGACAAAAAGCCTGTACAACAGGCTATGCCAGGCAACTCCGTTGTATTCTCACTCTACAACGATTTGTCTGCTGCTACTTCAACGCTCACAGAAACAACTGACCCTGATGCAGTCGCATTAAGCAATGTTGACACCGTATCTGTAACTCTTGCAGAATACGGCAACGCTGCTCTTGTAACACGCAAATTGCAGTTATTCTCACTATCCGATGTTGACCCTGCTGTTGCAGACATCATCGCTTTCAACATGGCTGACTCTCTTGATGTTGTAGCACAAAGTGCTCTTCGTCAAGGAACCAATGTTATCTATGGTGGAACTCGTACATCAACCGCAACTATCACAGCATCAGATACTGTTGACTCTGCTGATATTCGTAAGGTTGTTGCGAAACTTCGCTCAAACAAGGCTGTTCCTCGTTCAGGAAGCCTGTATTGGGTAGGTATTCACCCAGAGGTATCACACGACCTTCGTGCCGAATCAGGCTCTATAGGCTGGCGTGACACCCACCAACACACTGATGCTTCTCTTGGCAACCTGTTCGCAGGTACAATCGGAACATACGAAGGCGCTTTCTTTGTAGAAAACGCACGCATGTTCTCTGCTAAGTCAGGCGCAGACCAGACCGCTCTTGCTACAACCACAGTAACTGTTGCTGGTGTATCAGCACAGTTTACTATTGGTGTTGCTTCATCTGCAGTTATCGCAACTCGCGCTGAGGTAGGCGACAAGATTGCTGCAACTGGTATTGCATCTACTGCAAAAATTAGTGCAATCAGTACTACTGGCTCAACAACTACAATTACTGTAGATGTAGCCAATACTGCTGCTGTTACAGCAGGCGCGACAGTAACTGTTACTCCTGTAACACGCGTATTCAGCACCCTTGTTTGCGGTAAGCAAGCATTGGCTGAAGCCGTATCACAGGAGCCAGGTGTCGTTATCGGTCCAGTTACCGATAGATTGATGCGTTTCCGCCCAATCGGATGGTACGGTGTCCTTGGATGGAGCCGTTACCGTGAAGATGCGCTGTATCGCATTGAAACTGGTTCTTCAATCGCTGCTCTTTAATTGATTGACTGTTGGGCAGGAGCAATCCTGCCTAATGGTGAGTCCACTAAGGAGGACTATGGCAGAGTATTATTTCACTACCCCAACAATAGATGAAACTCCCGCAGGTGAGCACATCCTTTTTGCTAGGTTTAAGTTAACCCGTGGCATAACCGTGCTTCGCATAAATGGGGTGTATTCTTCATACAGGTACCCAAGCCAGATACTAACCAATACGGCTGAGGAGTATTACCCAGGAGGTACAAAGACTTTGGTTAATCAAGCAACAGCCGATGAGTTAACTGCTCAGGGCTACGGAGCAAACATAACACCAGCATGAGCCTACATCAATTACAAGTACATCCAGAGTTTATTGAGGGTTGTTTTGGATGCAAAGTCGGAACATTACAATTAAGCCCAGGTGAAACAAACTCTCGTTTAAACATATCTACCCGTAAATGGGATAAAGAGTTACAAGCCTATAGAGATGCCAGAGCACAGGGTATTCAACCCGATGGCACAAGTATGAAGAAGATAGAACAAGCAGTAAAGATTTCAAATGAAACTGGAAAAGCATACGGAGTATAGGAGAAAACATGGCTGCTCGTAAACCGAAGAAACAACCCATTAAGCGTGTGCGTACAGTCAAAAATGAGGAACATACAGAACTAGAAATGTACTGTATATGGCTCAATGAATACTATCAATCATTATTAAAATCTGGTTTTAAGTCCGATATAGCAATGGCGTTTGTTATGGACAAAGCATCATACCCACCATGGGTACAGTACAAACCAACTGAAGATGAGATTCGGCGCATGTTTGATGAAGGGGATGGCGATGAGTAGTCCTATTATCCCTGAGCCGATGTGGGGACTGCCCTCACCCACTGTAACTGATGAGGACATCTACGAAGAAGAGGATGAATAACATGCCAGCACATTATGGAAATGAAATGATGAAATCAAAAGGCAAGAAAATGGCTAAGAAGTCAGGTAAGAAAATGGCTATGAAAAAAATGGCTATGAAGAAAATGGGCAAGAAGAAGTAGTGGCAAAAGATTCAAGACTTGCAAGGGCTGGCGTATCAGGTTTTAATAAACCAAAGCGTACGCCAAGCCACCCAAGTAAATCACATGTAGTAGTAGCCAAGTCTGGCTCTCAAGTAAAAACAATTCGTTTCGGACAACAGGGTGTAAGTGGTGATAAAAAACCAACTGCACGACAAAAATCGTTTAAAGCACGACATGCTAAAAACATTTCCAAAGGGAAAATGAGTGCAGCATATTGGGCGGATAAGGTGAAATGGTGAAAGGTAAAGCATTTTGGGACAAGAAGAATCCAAACAAGACATCTACAAAACTGACTTCTGCACAGAAGGCTGCTGCCAAGGCTCGTGCAAAGGCTGCGGGTCGGAAGTATCCCAACCTTGTGGACAACGCTGCTGTAGCACGCAAGGTTAAAAAGAAAGGTAAGTAATGGCAACAGGAACTGCAGGTAGTACATTTACTAGTGAACTTAATCGTTTAGCCAATGGTGGTACTTACCCTGCCCTAACCATTTACAAAGATGCACAAGGTGCTGCAAATGCCTACGCCAGTACATCTGGTTTAGGCATTATTGCTGCCCTTAATCTTAAGGCAGATGCTAACCGCCAACCTAATAACTACAAAGGTTTAAATGCTATATGTAATGAACTTGCTAGTACCACCAATTTATCAGCCGTAGTTGCTTTAAGGAGTATTAATATATGAGTACCTTTACTCAACTAACAGACCGTGTAGAAGCGTTACTTCATGGCTATACAGAAAACACCGAGCCAACCTCATGGCTAACTACCAGCGCTACAACAGCATCAACTACTTTAACTGTTTATGATGCTACAGTAGTTGGGCGTGGTTATATTGAAATTGATGATGAAATTGTATTTGTTAATAATACAGACAATGTTGCTAACACCTTAACCCTTGCCCCATGGGGTAGAGCGCAGCGTGGTACTACTGCTGCAGCACATAGCACTAATGCTAAGGTTACTGTAAGCCCATTGTTTCCACGACAAGAAATTAAAAATGCAATTAATGACACTATCAATGCTATGTATCCAATGGTATTTGCTGTTGCTTCCTATGATTTTACCTATGTAGCAGCACAGTATTCTTATTCAATTCCTGCTGCAGTAGAAAATATTTTAAGTGCTACCTATTCAATAGTTGGTCCATCTAAAGAGTGGTTTCCAGTTCGTGCTTGGCAACTAGACCGAACTGCAGATACTACTGCTTTTGCTAATGGTAAAAGCGTATCCATATATTCAGAGGTAGTTCCTGGACAAACGGTACAAATTGCTTACTCTAAGCGCCCAACATTACTAAGCAGTAACAGTGATGATTATGCAACTATCACAGGCTTACCTTCATATTCAGAAGATGTGGTTATTTATGGCGCAGCCTTCCGTATGATTTCTTTCCTAGACCCATCACGACTTGGTTCTCAATCTGCCTCAGCAGATGTACTAGATGGCGTTAGACCTTCAGGCTCTGGTCAAAATGCTTCCAGATTTTTATTTAATATTTATCAACAAAGACTTAATGAAGTGGCGGATAACCAACGCCGTCAATACCCAATCCGTTCCCACTACCAAAGATAAGGTAAAATAATGGCAGCAGGCGACCCAGGCTCAGTCAAGCGGAATTTCTCCTCAACCGCAGTAGAAACTTCGCTCGTATCATCAATAGGTTCACAAGCACAAGGACAATCAAACACAGCATTTATTGTCGCTTCTAATAGCGGTTTTCCATCAGTTCCTTTTACATTAATAGTTGACCCAGATACCTCCAAAGAAGAGGTTGTAACGGTTACTGCTGCAAGCAGTACAACACTTACTGTTACTCGTGGTGAAGATAGCACACAAGGTGTAGCCCACTCTGCTGGTGCTGTCGTAAGACACGGTGTATCTGGTAGGGATTTCCGTGAGGAACAAACCCATATTGCTGCTCGTGGTTATGATGCAGATTCTGCAATACTTGCATTAGCATCCCAAACACATGTGCATGGTTTAGTAGCCGCTGACGGTAGCATAGTAGGCACAGATGCTTTACAAACTCTTACTCGTAAAACTTTAACCTCTCCTACAATTACCAACCCAACCATTACTGGTGCTGGTGTTGATGCAAGTATTGTTTTTGAGGGTGCTACCGCTGATGCACATGAAACTACTTTAACAGTAGTAGACCCAACAGCAGATAGAACAATTACTTTACCTAATGCAACTGGAACTGTAGCCCTTGTTGCAAATGTGTTAGCCCTTTCTGGTGGCACTATGTCTGGTGCCATTGCAATGGGTACTAGCAAAATTACAGGTATGGGTGACCCAACATTAGACCAAGATGCTACTACTAAAATTTATGTTGATACAATTTTAGGCTCTGCTACTGCAGCAGCAACATCAGCAACTTCTGCTGCTACAAGTGCAACTTCAGCAGCAACCTCTGCCACAAGTGCTTCTAATAGCGCTACTGCTTCGGCATCAAGTGCTTCAGCCTCAGCCACTAGTGCTGCTTCTGCCGCCACATCTGCTACTTCGGCTGCTGCTTCTGCTACCGCTGCTACAACATCTGCTACTTCTGCAGCAGCATCAGCAACAGCAGCAACAACAAGTGCAACCTCTGCTGCAAATAGTGCAACTGCCGCTGCCGCTTCCGTAGCCACTATTGGAACTTATGCAACAAGTGCTGCTACCTCTGCAACAAGTGCAGCAACATCAGCCACCTCAGCGGCTACCTCAGCAACTGCTGCAGCAACTAGCGCTACTAGCGCTGCTGCTTCTGCTACATCTGCTGCTGCAAGTTATGACAGTTTTGATGATAGATACTTAGGTAGTAAGACTTCTGACCCAACACTAGATAATGATGGTGGGGCTTTAATAACTGGTGCTCTTTACTTTAACTCTGTAGTTGGAGCAATGAAGGTTTATGATGGTGCAGCATGGGATTTAGTAGCCCCTGATACATCTAACTTTGTTGATAAGACAATCCTTACCGCTAAGGGTTCTATCATCTCAGCAAGTACGGCATCTACCCCTGTGGCTCTTACTGTTGCAGCAACCGATGGTTATGTACTATCTGTATCATCAGCAACTTCTTCAGGACTTGCCTGGGCAGCACCTAACCCTGGCGACATTACTGGTGTAACTGCTGGTACTGGTCTTTCAGGTGGTGGCACATCAGGTGATGTAACCTTAAGCATTGATACAACCGTCACAGTAAATTTAAATACAGCACAAACTCTAACTAATAAAACAATATCAGGCAGCAGCAATACGCTATCCAATATTGGCAATTCATCCCTAACAAACTCATCAATTACCATCAATGGTTCATCTGTATCACTAGGCGGTTCTGTTACAATCGCTGGTGGAGCAGATGAGATTATGGTATTGATGGGTGCTCTCTAAACGAAAGGTAGTAACTAATGGCTACAACAAGTAAAGCCCTATTCCGAGGGGCAGCATCAACATCAAGTGCAACGCTATATACCGTACCAGCATTAACAACTGCAGTGGTAACAAATATTGCTGTTGCTAATTCCGCAACATCTTCAGCAACATTTACTATATTGTTAGATGATGTTGAGTTGCAAAAAGATTCAACTATTGAGGCTAACACAACAGCCTATATTGATTTAAAACAAGTGCTTGCTACTGGCAAAACAATTAAAGGTTTGGCATCTGCAATAACAGTAGACTTTCACATTAGCGGAGTGGAGATTGCCTAATGGCTATTAATAAATATCCTAGTTCAATAGCAGGATTACCAAAATCAAGCATTGCTTTAGTATTTAGTACTAGCACTCCAGGTGGCGCAGTAGGGTACGATGCAAATAGATTAGATTTTACATATAATTTTAATTTTCCTGCTGGTGTTGTTACTATACAAGGAAGTGATACCAATATTTCATCATATCCTTCTGCCGTGGCTTCAGGTGATAATTTTACTCCCGCTGCAAATAATTCTACTGTAATAAATGAAAACGCTTCATCATCAAGTGTAATAACCGTAGCGGTTCCATCAAGATGGAGAACTGGCGGTACATTGGCTACTTCAAGTACTGCAATTACATCTGCTGCTTATGCTAACGGTCTTATTTTTGCTACTGTTAACCCTGTGGTAGGAAGAGTAAGTCAATTTTTTGTATCTACAAATGCTACAACCTGGACAGCAGGAACCATAGGCACAGCAACTGGTGATAGAGCGTATGCAAGTGACGCATACGATGGAACTTATTACTGGATGGCTAATGGTGGAGATAGTACAATATATATATCAACCAATGGAACTACTTGGACTACTAGATTTGGATATGCTGCTACTGGCATATTATATGCTGCTACTGCTCCAATGAAATATGTTGCATACAATAAATTAGGAACCGCTTCTATCCAAGTGTCAACCAATGGAACTACTTGGACTAGCAGATTAGACCCTAGTACTGGTGCAATTACCGATATGATTTATGCCAATGGATGGTATGTTGGAAGTTGTAATAGTGCTATGATGATTACCTCAACAGATGGATTAACTTGGACTACTAGAAATGCTAACAGCAGTGGTAATAATATGACTAGTGTTGTTTACAAATCTCCATTTTATTATGCTTTTGCTTCAAACCTAATAAGAACTACAACAAATCCTACAACTTGGACTAGCAGAGCCACTGTATTTGGTGGTAGCAGTGTTGGTGGTATGACAGATGGAACTTGGTTAGTTGCCTTTGGCTCTGGCGGAACCGACTACCTAGTATCAAGTACTGATGGAACTGCCTGGCTTTCTAGGAATGATTCTGAAACTACTGCAATTGAGGTGGGAACTTATACAAATTCTACTATAGGATTTGTTGTAGTTAGGGCACCTTCAAGCGGTACTGCTACAACACGGTTTGCTCAGACTCCTGGCGGTACACCTAAATCACTAGACTCAGTTATGCTAAATTGTTACGGAGCATCCAACATATAACAAGGGGAAATAAATGCATGTCAATTTAGTAATAGCAACACCTGGTCACTCAATGATAAGTGGATATGTTAAATGTCTAATGGCAACTATGGATATATTAAATCAAAATGATATTTCAGTTGCTTGGACATCAGAGTATTCATCTAATGTTAGCGATGCTAGAGAGGTAACACTTGCTGGCACATTTCAAAATAGTTTAACTGAAACAAAGCCATTTGAAGGAAGATTAACATACGATAAAATACTCTGGATAGATTCAGATATAACTTGGGAGCCTGAAGATGTATTAAAATTATACAATTCAGATAAAGATATTATATCTGGAGCATACCTTATTGCTACTGGAGATGTCATGGCTTACAAAGAAAAACTTGGTAAGCCATATTCTTATGATGAAGTAAAACAAATGACAGAGCCAGTTGAAATTTATAGTGCTGGTTTTGGTTTTATTTGTTTTAAATCAGGCATATTTGAAAAAATGCCTCGCCCTTGGTTTCAAGCATTTCCAACCGAAACAGAGATAGATGGAAAACCTTATGTATTTAACATGTTAGGTGAAGATATTTCCCTTTGCCATCGTGCTAAATCTTTGGGTTTTCAAATTTGGCTAGACCCAACAGTAAAAGTAACACATCATAAAACAGTTAAATTAACTTGGGAAGGAGTAAAACCTTGAAAGAAATAGGTAATCAAAGATACATAATTAATGAGGATTTTTCTATTAATGCTTGGTGGAAAACAGATGAAGAAGGAACTCCACCTTGGTTATATCAACCCCATCGGCTAGATGGAACACCTTGGGATTCTGCCGAAGAAGCAGAACAATGGTTTATTAGCGAACACACGCCCCAAGAGATTACAGAAGATGGTGCCGAAGATACTGTAGAATAACAGTATGTATATAAAACCTCACCATATTTCATTTAACTATAATCAGCAAGTATTTGGTGGTACTGAGTATCAGGCTAAATATTTACATAAAAATGTAATAAGAAAACTACCTAAGTTAAATAAATATCTTTCTATAATAGCCCCAGGTGTAATGCCTTATTATGATTTTATATTAAATCAACCTAAACAAGTTATATTGTGGTTACACAATAGTCCTAAACAATTTGCTGAAGAACAATATAACTTTATTAAAAGCCCTGAGTTTGCAGATAAAATTAAATATGTAATTGCTTTATCTGAATCAGAAA